AAAAGAAAAAGAAAATCAAATCAAAGATTGATTCTGATTGGATGGATTATTATGGATCTTCTATTGAATTGAACAAAGATATAGAATTACTTGGTAAAGAAAACTTCATAAGAGAGATTCTTTTCTATTGTAAATCTAAGGCTGAATGCTCATACATAGAAGCACGTGAGCAGTTTGGAAGAAAGGTATTAGAATCTGACGACTACTACAATGGACAAATATCTGTAAGAGTTCACGGTTCTCATATTAAAAACAAACTATGACAAAACTACTATTCATAACAGCGTTGGCTTTATCAGCCTGTGCTGCTTACTATTCAGTGATGGGACTGCTGGCGATTTTCTCTGCAGCGGTTATACCCATCTTTATTATGGGAACTTTACTCGAAGCATCAAAGCTAGTTGTCGCTTCATGGTTGTATCGTTCATGGAAAGAAATTCCAAAGTTGATGAAGGTTTACTTCACAATCGCACTAACAGTATTAATGCTATTAACGTCAATGGGTATCTTTGGATATCTATCAAAGGCACACTTAGATCAGGCAGTTCCAACAGGAGAAGTTGCTGCTAAGTTGGCATTAATTGATGAAAAGATTAAAACAGAAAAGGAGAACCTAAATGCAACTCGTAAAGAACTTAATCAGCTGGATCAGCAGGTTGATCAAACCATCAGTAGAACAACCGACGCAGCAGGTGCCGATCGAGCAATCGCCATCCGTAGAGGACAGCAAAAAGACCGAGCCAGAATCCTCAAAGAAATCGGTGACACGCAAACCAAGATCGCAAAGCTCAACGAAGAGCGTGCGCCAATCGCCAGCGAAGTCCGAAAAGTCGAAGCCGAAGTCGGTCCGATCAAGTACATCGCAGCATTAATATATGGGGATAACCCAGAGGAAGATGTCTTAGAAAAGTCAGTCCGCTGGGTTATTATTATGATTGTTCTCGTGTTCGATCCGTTGGCAGTTCTTATGTTAATTGCTGCAAACTGGAATATGAAACGTGAGAAAGAAGACATTGGATTAGAATTATTCTCTGGAACTGCCGAAATAAAACCTACTCCATTGCCAGAAGAATCAAAGAACATAATAAAGGACTTCTTTAAACCTAAAGAAGCCAAGATAGAAACACACCACCATGCTACAACCAAACACTTGGTCGACTTGGATTCTGGTGTAGTTATGTCAGATCATGCTCATGTCGAACACCTACCAGAGAAACCACCACGTCAACCACTTAGATGATTACAGTATTTGATAATGTTTTTAGTGATGCTGAGGTCTCGAAATTTGAACATCAACTAACATCAATGCCATGGTATCTGTCAACAGCAGATAATCATGCCAGTGTTACCTCTGATGTCTATAATAAGTATGCTGATTCCAACACAATAGAAGGTGTTCAGCTAACTAACTTCTTGTTTATAGACAAACCAAACTCTCCTCAATATCCAATCGGAGCAACAATTCTTGAGCAGTTCTGCTTGAGGACTAATACACCAATTCGTAAACTTATTAGAATTAAAGCTAATCTACAACTTCCACAATCCAGAGAAGAAAACCAATACAATACTCCACATGTGGATAGTTACACCCCTCATATGGTAGCTTTATATTACGCCAATGATTCTGATGCATACACATTATTCTTTGATAAGTCATTTTATGTGACTAAAAAGGTAGAATCTAAGCGTGGGAGAATGGTATTATTTTCTGGTGATAATTATCATGCTGGACAACCCCCAACCAAAAACCCAAGAATTATTATAAATTACAACTTCCTTTAAGCCTAAATACTTGTAGTCCTATAATTATAACAACAAGTGGATTTAGAATGGAATTTTTCAAGATTGTAGCCGAAGTTGGCTTTCCAATTGCCGCAGCGATCGCTGGCGGATATTTCGTATTTCTTACCCTAAAGTTTATCTTAGCTGGTGTAACATCATCTGTTAAGTCTATGCAGGGAATCATTATGGCTCTTGATAAGCGTGTAGCTGCCATGAACCATGATGTAATTAGAATCGACACCAAAGTTAGCCATGCCTTAGGCATACCCCCAGATTTAGATAGAATAGCAAGAGCGGAGCAGTCTGATGCACGACGTGACTGAATGTAAACATTGTGGAGCTTTGACTCCTAAAAATCAACCATGTAAAGAGTGTGGATATGGACATAGTAGGACTAATTAACAAATTCGGTTTCCCAATAGTAGCAGCGTTTGGATTGGGATACTTCATTTACTATGTTTGGCAGTGGGTAACTACTGAAATTAAACCAGTAACAAGTGAAGCTAGTAAAGTTCTGGTCGATCTTATTGATCGAATTAGAATGTTGGATAACGACCTTATCCGTTTGAACCAGAAAGTGAATGTCATTTTGTCGTTACGCAACGAAAAAGAAAATGATGACATTTCTAAAAAGAAGTCTCATATTAGCGAGTCTGATAGCAAGTAATATCTATGCTGCAGAACTCGTGCACCAATTTAACTCCCCTGCTTTTAGTGGGGTTGGTTATTCATCACATGTTCTAACTATTGAACAGTTAGAAACACAGCGAAAACAAAAACTAAAAGACGAAGCTAAGGCTACAGCTGATAAAGCTGAACGTGACGCTAAGAATACAAACTTAGCAAAATTTTTGGTTAACGTAGAATCTCGCATTTACGCACAACTATCAAAGCAGTTAGCAGACGCAATGTTTGCAGATGCAGGTGCGACGTCAGGAACAATGGATTTTCAGGGAACTAATATTTCTTGGGTGAAAACTGGCACAGATGTGACTCTCACTATTATTGAATCGAATGGTAATAGAACTGATATCACTGTGCCGATAGCAAGTTTTTCATTCTAAAGGAATAATATGTTTAAGAAAACCCTAATCTCTCTGGCAATCGCAAGTGCGTTTGTTTCGGCACATGCGCAAAACGTAATTCTAGTTAACGAATACGTTAAAGCTGGTGTTAATGCCACTACAGGAACTTTAGGTTCTGGTGGTAATACTTCTCCTGGATTGTTATACGATTCAACAGGAACTGGAACATTCAATACAGCTTACGATTATCTAACTCCTGGGTCTCCATTTGAGGGATGGGCAGTTCGTATCGTCAATGGTGGTGTCGCCACTAACTATCACAATAACAACGCATATGTTACTCAAGTGCCAGGTGGTGCTTGGGTTGGAACTCCAACGTCTTCAAGTGCTGTATGGGCAGTTAATCATTCTAATTTTGATTTACAACATACCTACGCATTAGGTTCTGGTAAACAATACCTTGACATCGCAACAAGAATAGAAGCTAAGATTGCGATGGATCAATTATACTTTGCTCGTTTCATTGATCCAGATGCTCGTGCAGCAACAGGAGACAGTTCTTCTACTGACAACGTGCGTGGTTATGGTGTTATTCCGAGACAGAATGTGGTATTCTCTGAAGCATTAACTTCAAGATATGCTCTTGGTTTATACACAACTCAGGCTACTGGTTCAAATACTAGTATCAGTCCATTTTGGTCAAGCAATCCACAAGACTACTACGATAATACGAGCGGTCATGATGTAGTTCGTGGCGACTACACAATCGGTATTTCTTTCTTATCAAGCAGTTTGGCAATTGGTGATATCGTAACTTACCGTTACGCTTATATCTTCGGACCATCTGCATTTGCTTCTGCTTCTACTGCCATTGATGGTGGTGCAGGTGGTGGTACAGCAGGAACAAGTTCTTTCAGTGGGACTTTAACAGATATCGGCTCAGCAACATCGGCTGCTTCTGCGCCAGCAACTCCAACTATCACTGGTACATCAGTTACTAATGAAGTATTAGTATCAACTGTAGTTGATTCTTCATTACCAGTTATTACTGGTTCTCTTGCTCACCATGAAGCTAGTAAATCTTCTGGTCTTCAGACTATCGCTAGAACAACTACCACTAATGTAACAACACCATGGATTAGAACAACAGCAACTACTCCTATCACAACAACATCTTATAGTGATTCTACTACAACTACTACACGTGGTTCAACTACAACTACTACTGAATTGTTTAACGTAGTTGATACTAGCGTCGCCAATGATAGTTTCTCTGGTCGTGCTGATCAGGCTGACCAGTTTGATATAATCAAGACTGGTTTATACAGAAACTTAAATCGTCAAAATGCTAGAAATGGTGTTGCTGATGATAAAGGTAGAGTTGCCATTAATGTTACTGGTACCAAGTTCAAAGGGCAGAATGGTTATTCTGCAAACACTTCTATCGTTGGTCTTTCATACGAAACTGACATTGATAAAACTTTGATTGTTGGTGGTCAGATTAACAAAATCAATGGTAAGCTAACTGGTGTTGATACTACTGGTGCTGGTCTAGATGGTTATCACTTCGGTGCTTTCGCTGATTATAATTCAGACGAAGGAATTACTATTCAGAATGATGTTGGTCATGCTAATATTAAAAATAATTATAGCAGAACTATCGGTCCATTCTCAAACAGTTATTCTAACGCATCACAATCAACATGGTTGAGTACTAAGGTTCTTTCTCCAGAAGTTTATGGCTTTAGACCATTCGTTGGTGCCACTATTTTAAAGAACTCAACTCCAACTAAGGTTGAAGCTGGTAGCATTCAGTCAGCTCAAACTATTATCGGAAACTCAAATACTCAAACTATCGGAGAATATGGTGTTCAATATTCAACAGATGTATTGGGTGGAAAAGTTTTAACTGAAGTTGCTAAAACATCAAACGGAATAACTGAAGCAAACTTAATTTTATCTAAAGTAGATGGTGATACCACATATTATGTTTATGCTGGTAAGAACTGGTTAAATTCAACAACAAGCAACACTCTTGGATTAAATGTAAAAGTTAAATTCTAATGAAGTTAATTGTTTTATCATTGTCGATGTTAGTTTTAACTGGTTGCGCGAATCTGCGTATGAACTTCTCACAAGAAGAACCAGTTAAATTAACACCACGTGAGAGTGTCATTGAGAAACTACCAGAACTTGATGGTCCGAAAATAGCTATCGCTGTTTATGGATTCGCTGATAAAACTGGACAAAAGAAACCAAACGATAAGTTGGCATTATTCTCATCAGCAGTTACACAGGGTGGTGAAACATTTTTAATTAAATCACTACAAGATAGTAAGAATTGGTTTAAGGTAGTTGAACGTGTTGGTCTTGATAACTTAGTTAAAGAACGACAGTTAATTAGAAACCAAAGAGAAGTATATGAAGGAAAAGAAGCCAAACCACTCAAGCCACTAACTGTTGCTGGTGTTATGGTTGAAGGTGGTATTATTGGTTACGATAGTAACATCAGATCTGGTGGTAATGGTGCCAGATTTTTAGGTATCGGTGGCAGTGAGCAATATCGTGTCGATGAAGTTGTTATATCTTTACGCTTGGTAAGTGTGAGTAGCGGAGAGATTTTGTTAAGTACGGCAGTATCAAAAACAATTTATAGTACTGCTCATACAGTAGGTGTGTTCAAATTTGTTGATCAAGGCACTAAGTCTTTAGAACTTGAAAGTGGGACAGCTCTAAATGAACCAACTACTTACGCTGTTCGTGTTGCAATAGAACAGGCTGTATATGAAATGATTATTGAAGGAGAAAAGAAAGGTATTTGGAAATTCAAACCAAAACCAAACAAGGAAATCAAAGAAGATGAAAACAAGTAAGACAGGCGTTTGTGGGTTGTCGAGAAAAGTACTCACTGCTTTGTTATGCGTGACAGCTTCATCCTTTGTTTATGCTAATGACATCTATATCGAACAGGTTGGAGATTCTTCAACTATTTCTATTACTCAAGATGGTAGTGGAAATACTATTGGTAGTTCTCTAAGTTCTGCCTTCATCGGTGGTGGCTCTAACACAGTTACTATCGATCAAATAGGAAGCAACAATGAATTGTCATTGGTTGTTAATGGTGCATCTGCCAGCGTTATTGTTGATACAACTGGTAGCGGTAATATTCAAACCATTAACTGTGGTACCACTACATCTGCTGGATGTTCTGGTTCTACAATTAAACAAGTCGTGGTTGGTGATAATAACACTATAACACAGAACTTAGGTGCTGGCGCAAATCATTATAGTGAAATTAATGTTACTGGTAGTACAAATAACATCACTCACACTTCAACTAATACTGGAGTGACAAGTGCAATTATAACAGCTACTGGTGATACGAATACTATTGGAGTTACACAAAGTGGCACATTACCTCAGAGCGTTACAGTTAACTCAACTGGTAATCTTAACAATATTACTATTAACCAGTCAAACTAATTATGCTGCCGTAGGTAAAGTTTCTGAGCAAACTGGACCTACAGAAATTGTTAGAAATAAGAAATCTCTAGAGAGTAAAATCAATACTCCAGTAGAGATGAACGACACAGTCGTAACGGCTAAGGCTAAAGCCAAACTAACATTCGAGGACAACACGACAGTCAATATCACAGAGCAATCAAAACTCGTGATAGATGACTTCGTGTATGATCCGAATAAAGGTTCTGGTAAACTCGCCATGAAAGTTGTTCTGGGAACTGCAAGATATGCCAGTGGCCAGATAGCAAAATCAAATCCACAAAATGTAAATGTTCAAACACCAACTGCAACAGTCGCAGTTAGAGGGACAGACTTCTCTATGACAGTTGACGAATTAGGTCGTTCGTTAATTATGCTTCTTCCTTCATGCGACAATAAAACATGCGTAACAGGTGCCATTGAAGTGTCTACTGATGTTGGTACTGTGTTTATGGATGTTGCATATCAAACAACATTCGTATCAGATAGAAATGCAGCACCATCGAAACCAATTATAGTTTCAATAGATCAGGCGAACATAAATAATATGTTGATTATTTCACCGCCGAAAGAAATACAAGAAGATTACAAGCAAGAATCTAAAACTGCGTTGGATGTTAATTTTCTTGATGTAGACTTATTGAAGTATTCTAAACTAGATGAAGATAATCTAAAGTTTAATTCTCTTGATATAAATTTTCTTGATGTAGAACTGTTGACTAATTTACTTGACGAAAGTAATAGAGCGTTAGCTGCCAGTCAAGAATCTATGTTAGAACAAAAGACAATGCTTCCAGGGTATAATGAATCTTCTGGCTTGAAATATGGTATTGACGAAAATGATAAGCTAGTTTTATATCGAATAAGTAGTCATGTAGCACAAATAATAATTGATAAAGAATCTGATAAAACCATAAACATTTCACAAGATGGTTCTGCAGTTTATCAACAGGTAAACAAAGGTGGTAGTACTACCATTAACATAATACAAAAGTAGGTAATATGAAAATTATCGCAGCACTTTTATTCGTAACACTTAGTGGTTGTTCTTTTATTTTACCACGACCACATGACTCAGCAATGTTCAACAATCTAGTTGAAGTTAAGATCGCAGTTGATAAATTAAATTGTGATGATAAGAATTGGGCAGATGCTGAATATAAAATTGAAAGATTAAAAGTATACGCTTCTCTACGTAAAGACCCACAGGCTGATGCGATAGGTAAGCTACAAGAAGCAGTAGTTAAAGCTAAAAATTCTAACAACAAATCATTTTGCGAATCTGTTATTAAAATCAACAAGACTCGTATTAATGTAATCGCTGATGCATGGAGAGGAAGATGAACGAATATCTAGAAAGTTTAAGAGAGCAGGCTGGTCTTGGTGGATCAGCTGCACAGTTAGCCAACGAATTATTAGTTCTAACTGATAAAAGATCTATTGGAGAATTAACTGATGAAGAATATCAATTTTTAGTTAGTGAGATTGCAGATGTTAGAGCTCAACAAGAATTGGCTAACGATGAAATAGCATGTAGATACATAGTTCAAATGGCTCAGATACTAGCAAAAGTTGTATGAAAAAACTTCTTAGTCCATGGACAGCACTAGTAACTCTAGTGATTTTACTTTTATTGAGAATGGCAGATCCATCTTTTGTTGAATCTGTCAGACTTCGTTATTTTGATCAACTAATAACAAGTAAAGGAACTACTGTTAGCCAACAGGTTCACGTAGTTAATATTGACGATGCCTATATTCGAGAAAAAGGACAGTTCCCGTTCCCTCGTGGACAATATGCCCAACTCATTGCTGATCTGTATAATGCTGGTGCTGGGTTGGTTGTCTTTAACATCTATATGCCTGAGCGTGATCGTTTTGGTCAAGATGTTCAGTTAAGTAATTTGATGAAGGAAGTTCCAGTAGTTCTTCCACATACCGCAACTACTGATAACATTAAAAACACATATCCACCATTCCGTCCAGGTGTATCAGTAATAGGTGGAGATAACGCAGGTGTAAATTATGGAATTATTGAACCGAACATTAAGGAATTCAATAACAGTGCTGCTGGTATTGGTATCGTTAACACTCTCCCAGAAATTGATGGCGTCACAAGACGAGTACCAATGGTGGTGCAAGCCAACGGAAATCTTTATCCATCAATCTCTCTTGAATCCTTGCGTGTTGCATCAGGAGACCCTTCCTTTCAAGTTAAGGTTAACGAAACAGGAATCGAAGCCGTACGTATTCCTAAATTTGGAAAAATCGCAACAGACAAGCTCGGCAGAGTATGGGTTGATTGGTCGTCAAAACCTATCGAGCATTCCGCAGCAAAATTACCAAAATCATTTGATGGAGGTATTGTCATCGTTGGACTCACCGCAAAAGGTCTTAACAATCCTGTCGCATCAGCAGTGGGTTCAGTATATCCTCATTACCTACAGGCAGCAGTTTTAGAAACAGTAGTATCTGGTACAAATATATCTCGTCCATTCTGGGCAATGCCAGCAGAAATTTTGTTTATGGTTGTGGCAGTGATTCTTTCAATCTACTTAACAAGGTATAAACATGGATACGTATTCGCAATCGCTTTGGGATTCTTCACCTATTGGGGTGGTTTCCAACTCTTTGTTCGATCAGCTTATCTACTTGATGCTGTATTCCCGATTCTTACCATTCTTGTCTGCAGCTTTCACGGATACATCGTCAAATTCCTTGTCGAACTGCGCCAAAAGTTGCAAATCAAAAAACAATTCGGAACTTACCTTTCACCAGCTTTGGTTGAAAAGTTACAACGACAACCTGAGTTACTTCAACTTGGAGGGGAGTCCCGAGAACTTTCTATCATGTTCACCGATGTTCGAGGGTTTACGACAATTTCAGAACACTATGGAAAAGATGTCCAAGGGTTAACTAAAATTATGAATCGCTACATGACAGCGATGACAAGAAAGATTATTGAGAATAACGGAACACTTGATAAGTATATCGGCGATGCGCAGATGGCATTTTGGAATGCTCCAGTCGATGAACCTAACCATGCAAAGATGGCAGTTAAAACTGCATTACAAATGTTGGAGTCGTTAGATGAATTTAATAAAGAGATTGAAGCTGAGGGTATTCCTGCTTTCGGTATGGGTCTTGGTATTAACACCGCTACTGTTGTCGTTGGTAATATGGGCAGCGAGCAGCGTTTTGACTATACTTGTCTTGGCGATGGGGTTAATCTCGCAAGTAGGCTTGAGGGTCAGTCGAAACCTTATGGAGTTCGTATTGTGTTGGGCGAACTCACAGCAAAACAAGTGAGTGATGAATACTCTGTAGTTAAACTTGATTGCATTGCAGTAAAAGGTAAAACTCAGGGTGTTAACATTTACACAATTGCAAACAAAAACAGTATGCATGATTACTGGATGTCTAATTATACTGTTGGTAACTGGGATAAATGTCTTGAGATGATAGATCAACTTAAAGTTGCAACACCAGAACTTGCAGAATATTATGAAAACATGGCAGATCGTATGCGTGAGGGTAAACCAGCCAACTGGGACGGAACTTACCGAGCTACAAGTAAATAACTCCCTAAAAACAACCACTTACAAGACCCTACTGTTAGTAGGGTCTTTCATTTGCAGGGGTTGACATTTATTTGACATGGGAGTATACTTACGGTGTAAGGGTTGATTAAGGATATATTATGATTCGTTTTATTGTTGGATTTTTGATTGTGTTCGGTTCTGTCGGTGGTCTTGATGCCAACCCAGATGCTCCTTTAATGACTTTATTGAGCGTAGCTATCGTTGGTCTTTTGATTATGGCTTCTGGTGCCAATTCCCTTGGAGAAAAGTATGAGTAATATGAGTAGAATTGTTTTTGAAATACAAGAGTTGGTTGAACAGGGTATGAGTGCTAAATTTATTGCAGCAACTCTTAATGTTCCTATTGAGTGGGCTGAGTATGCGATTGAAGAACGCTACGAGCTAGAGAAGCAAAACCAAGATAGCTATGATTATGGGGAATATTAATGAATAGTAGTGAACGTGAGATTATGTTGATCGCACAAGAAGAATGTGCAGAAGTTACGCAAGCAATTAGTAAGGTGTTCCGTTTTGGTATGGATGCTGTCCACAATGAACGAACAAATAAACAAAGACTTGAAGAAGAAATCGGCGATCTGATGTGTATGTTACAAATGATGTCAGAACGTGGTTTGATTGATTGGGGTATTGTTTCTCTTGCAGCTGGTGCAAAGAAAATTAAATTAAAAACTTGGAGTAGTATTGATGATTCGTTGGATTGAAAATGTAAGTATGAGTGATATTCACCTTGGTCATCATAGTGACCTTGGAGAGAATGTCATGCTGATTCGCATTCAAGATCCTGCTACTGAGTTCTGTCCAACGAAAAGAACTTACAAAGAAGTTCACTGTTTTGAGTTTCTTGATGCAGAAGATGGTGATAGTTTCCCAGAAGAAGCTATGATTAGCGACGAACAAGCAACTCAAATTGTGCAACTACTAAATAAAGCTCTGGCAAATAGTATGAATGTAATTGTGCACTGTCATGCTGGAATTTGCCGTAGTGGTGCTGTTGTTGAAGTAGCTACTATGATGGGATTTACTGCCACCGAAAGGTATCGTCAGCCGAATCTCCGTGTTAAACATAAACTAATGAAAGAACTTGGATTTACCTATGAAAACTGATAAGAATTTTAGATTGAGTAAGAGCACCAAGCGTGTTCTTGCTTCTATGCCGAGCGAGTTTAGAAACTCATACAAGCGTATGATGATTGACGCTGAGTATTCTGAATCACGTGCTAAATTAACAAAAGTTAAAGAATAATTGACAATAAAATGAAAACGCAGTATAATACTATTAAACCTAGGAATTTAGTTGCCAAGGATCTACGCACACCGAAGTATCGCATGCGTGTTGTAGAATCCAAGATGCAATTCAATCGCAAGGTTAAACACAAGAAAGGTGATTATGCTGAATTTTCAAACTGAATTATATCGTGATGGTTTACATAAAACTCTTTTGGTTAAAGAGCATTCTTATGATATAATTGAATTAACCATTAAACAAAAACTAACAGACCTATCTACAGGTAAAGTTATTACTGATAATGGATACACTACTTTTTACTCTAGCAAAGAGTTTAAAGATTTTTTTGAGCCACTACTTAATGAATTAAAAGAGAGATTTGTAAATGACCCGAATTTTCAACAGCGATAAGGAATACAATGACTTCAGAGAATCAGTCTTTCAAAAATTGCGCACTGACATCGTCAATGTCTACTTTACCAAAGCCGATGGTACAGAAAGAAAAATGCTCTGCACTCTTGTTGAGTCGAAAATCCCAGAAGACAAACGACCAAAGAGTACTACCGAAACGCAAAGTAGCAGCACTGCTGGATCCTCAGTTCGGGTCTTTGATACAGAAAAACAAGAATGGAGATCTTTCCGTTTCGAGTCTGTAATTTCTGTTGATGGAGTTTAATTATGTTAATGAGTTTGTTTAAAAGTGCTGGTTTAATTGGTGTTGTTGTGGCAGTTATTGTTATTTTCTTGCTATTTCCACTAGCCTATATCTGAGCACTAAATGTTTTATTCCCTTCCCTCGCAATTGCATACACATTCGAGACATGGCTAGCTGCTGTTGTTTTGACTGGTTTGTTTCGTGCAACAGTTTCAAATAAGAAAGATTAAATTATGAGTATTAGTTCAGTAGAAGATCGTAAAAAGGTTTTCGGTGCTATTCGAGAGATTAGCAATTCAATGACACGTATCGAAGCAGAGCGTGACTTGATTAAAGACATCGTTAAAGATGTTTCTGATAATTATCAAATCTCACGTAAGACAGTTAATAAGATGGCAAAAGTTTATCATAAACAGAATCTATCACAGGCTGTTGCTGAACATGAAGAATTCGTTGAGATGTACGAAGAAGTGACCAGTGCGAATACACCACAAAAAGCCGAATAATTCCAGAGCCAGTCTTCTATATTTTATGGGAGCCACATGGAAATATGAAACCATGTTCGGCTCTGTATTTTTAGAAGATAACTTTGAGTCTTTATTAAATTCTCATGGTATTGAGACATATGCTATTGATTATGAAAAAGACGAAACTTTTATAGATGTATATAATGCATGTCTTGACATAGATGTTGATTATGTAATGGGTTATAGTTTAGGATGTTTCTTAGCTCTTACACGTCAAAACACCAAGGGAGTTATTCTTTTAGATCCACAATCAATAGTTGATCACTCTCAGCAAAAATACATAGAAGACATTGATACTGCTAATAAATTCTTTGACGCTGACATAGCAAATAAAAATCATGCAGTTAGTTCTACACTTGATTTTTCTTTAGTCAAACCATTAAAGCAAAAAACATTATTTTTGTTTTCTGAATATGGAAAAACTAAAAACAGTCTTATGTTAGATAATGGTAAATGTTTCAGAGCGGTGCGTAATAAAGTTGAAGTTGTTATACCAAACTCTTCACATTATATTATGTTAGAACCAGCTAGATTTACAGCTGCTAAAGCTATATCGGATTTTATAAAATGAATAATTACCCAGCATGGAAAAATGGTAGATATTGTAAGATACAAGATTTAACTGTATCAGTTCTTGATCTTGGTTTAATTCATTGTGATGCTACCTATGATGTTATGAAAGTCGACATCAATGGAGAGATTGAAAACTATCAGGCACATATGGATAGATTCGCACGTAGTTGTGAGGGTTGGCGTTTACCGTTACCAAGGCTCGATGATCTAGACATTGTGTTTCAAACACTAATCGCACAAGCACCCAAAACCGAATTGTTACTCTGGGTAGGTGTCACCAGAGGTGTTCCAATTTCTGGCAACCCAAGAGATCTAGTCAACTGTGCAACCAATGTTTTTGCGTATGTTAAACCCTACTATGGATTTAATGTAGAAAATGCAGCTACGGTGTGTTTATCTAAACAACGTAGAAATACTGCAATAGATCAAACTATGAAGAACTTTTCGTGGAATGATTTAAGCATGGCTCAGTGGGAAGCTATTGATCGCGGATATGATACTGCCGTTCTATTAGATTATCGTGGATTTTTAACTGAAGGTCCAGGATTTAACGTAGCGATAATTAAAAACAATCAAGTTTATGCGCCAAAACATAACAGGCTAGATGGAACAGTCATGGGTATGGTTGCTAATCTTTGCGATAAAAATAACATTAAATTTAATTGGTCGGCGATATCAATTGATGATATGGACACGTGTGATGCTATGTTCTTAACATCTACTGCTGGTAATGTAATTAAAGTTAAATGTTTTGAGGGTAAATACTTTAATGAAAATGAACTATTAACATGGTTACAGAACAACATATAGGCGAATGTTTCGTAAAGATTTACTCATCAGAGAAAAACAAACATCTACTGTTTTTACTTCCTGGGCAATCTTTATCACCACGTGCGTTCTGGGATTTTCAATTACCAGATGGTAAAACACACAGTCAATATTTTTTAGAAGCTGGTATTGATGTAGTTTTATTTGACCCTGTTGGTTATGGTAATAGTAAATACTTTTATCCATACGATAGAGTTACCTACGCTGATCAAATACACAGTGTAGTTTCTAATATAAGCAAACAATATGAATCTAAAACAATTTTTGGATTCTCAACTACAACTGCCCCAGCATTAATTGCATCTCAAAGTTATTTCAATAAAGTTATCATCCACAGCCCAGCATTGAAAAATGATAGGAAGTGGTTTGTTATCCATGACGCTGAATTCAATACTGATATTCAAAAATTAAAGACTGAGCGACTTGCTAAAATAAGTGACAAATTAATACCAAAACCAAATAGAATTGATGGATGGGAAGAGAGAATCTTATCTACCATAGGTAAATCTGAATGGAAAGTTCCTGCTCAGGTTGTTTATGATATCAATAATTACTGGGTAATGCGTAGGAACCATGGGTTTTCTCCTGATAGAATCCCTCCTATTCTATCAATCATAGGGGAATACGACTACGAGTCTACAACTGGTGGTTATGCTGAGTTTAGAAAGGTCTTTACAGACTTACAAGAAGTAATCATTCCAGAGTCCACCCACTTCTCCATGTGGGAAAATCAGTCTTGCAGGACCCGTGCAGAGATGGTGAAATACTGCTTGACAAATATTCAATAATAGGGTATAATTATATTATTAAATGGAGGTTGAAAACCTATGAGTAATACTGCAAAACGTAACGCAAAAGCACACGCAATCCTTAAAGCTGGTAAGGGTGATGAACCCGAGACCAGTATCGAAGACTACCAATGTTCCTTGTCTAAGGCATTGTGTTGGTATAACAACAACGAAGAAGACAAAGTTAAACGTAGCTGGGTCAATTCGTATCTAACAAAGACTAATCGTAAAGCATTGGTCTCGCACTTCAACGAAGCACCTGATTGGGATGTTAGACAACTAGGTGTAATTTGTCGTCTCAAAATGCGTGAGCAATATTTGGATGTTCGTGATGAGCAGTGGATGGAAAACAAAATCACAGAACTGTCAAACAAGTCTTTCAAGAAAAAGAAAGTCGATGTTGTAGTTGATACTACTCCTACAGTTTCCATTCAAGATCGTATGGAAGAAAAGGCACACGAACTTGCTGGTGAGATCGAGGGTGCTCTTGATGACTTTACTATCAATAAAAAATCTGACTTCTCAACTAAAAATTATCTTGCTGCCAATCAGGTTGCAGCTCCCATCGCAAAACGCATCGGAGAATTCTATGTCGATTTGTCTAAAGAGTTGCATGAAGCGATTGCTGGTGATGATGATCAGCTGGTTGAAGGTTATTCAAACTTCAGTAAACGTGAGCTAAAGAAATTTGCTGAGTTTGTCGATGGTATCATCGCTGATTGTCAACAACAGGTTCAGTCTGCCAAGGCTAATCGTGCACCTCGTAAGCGTAAAGAAGTTACACCTACTAAGGCAGTTTCTAAGATGAAGTTCCAACGTGAGTTCGCCGAACTTGGTCTTAAATCTGTAGCATTGACGAACATTATTGGATCTACTGAGGTTTGGTTCTATAATACCAAGTATCGCCGTATTGGTGTGTATAAAGGTGAGAATGGAACGACTGTATCTGTTAAGGGAACTACCATTATCGGTATCGACATCAAAGAATCCAAGCAGTGGACACTACGCAAGCCAGAGGAATTCTTCAAGGGGTTGTCTCTTGGTAAGCGTGCATTGAATAATGCAGTGAAAGCTCTAAAAACTAAACCAGCGACACCGAATGGTCGCTTCAATGAAGAAACAATTTTGCTAGGAGCATTCTAATATGATTTGGACTTTGATTTTATTCGCCCACGCAGGCATTATGAGTGATAAAGATTCAATGGCACTGACGAGTGTATCTGGATTTCAATCTGAGCAGCAATGTATTTCTGCTGGTGAACAATCTAAACGAATGGCCAGTGCTACAACCAAGGTTATTAAATATACTTGTGTGCAGGTGCAAAAATGATTTTAGTTGATTATAGTCAGGTTGCTCTAAGCAATATTCTATCATTCCAACGCGAATTAAAAGGTACCGACTCAGAAGTTAAAAACCTTATTCGTCATGTTACGTTATCTACACTCAAGTCATATAAAAAGAAATATGGTAAAGAGTACGGAGAACTTGTAATCTGTTGCGATGGACGTAAGTACTGGCGTCGTGAAATCTTCCCACATTACAAAGCCAATCGTAAAAAAGCACGTGATAACAGTGACCTTAACTGGACTTTGATCTTCGACACACTCACTGAGATGCGTGAAGACATCGCCAAGTATTTTCCATATAAAGTTATTCACATCGATCGTGCCGAAGCTGATGATGTTATTGCTGTTCTGGCCAAACATACACAAGAAAACGATTTGATTCAAGAGGGATTGATTGAAGAACCACAAAAGGTTTTGATTCTCTCATCTGATGGTGACTTTATTCAACTTCAGAAGTATAAGAACGTGACTCAGTGGTCGCCGATGCAGAAGAAACAGATTAAAGCTAACGCAAAAGAACTGCATGAGAAAAAGATTACTCATATAGTTAAAGCTGGTGACGATGGTATTCCTAACATCCTAAGTAAAGACGATGTGTTTGTTGTTGGCGAAAGACAGAAACCAGTTTCAGCTAAACGTCTTCAAGAGTTTCTTGAACATGGATATGACGCATGTAAGAATGATGAGGAGCGTCGTAACTGGCATAGGAATGTCAAATTGATTGACTTTGATCATATTCCTGAAGATGTGTCCACAGAAATTATAGATACATATGTAAATAACAAACCAACTGGCGACAAGATGTCAATTATGAATTATTTGATTGAAAATAAATGTCGTTTGCTATTAGACGAACTAGAGGATTTTTAAATGGCCACTAAACTTATTACTGAAATTCTAACAGAAATTAATGAAGATGCAACAACTATTGTTAAGTATAAAGACAATGGAGCACTTCGTTTAATTTTCGAACATGCGTTCGACCCAGCGAAGAAATTTGTATTACCAGAGGGAGATCCTCCATTTAAGCAAGACGCAGCACCTATTGGTATGAGTCCTGCTAATTTGTTTATGGAAGCACGAAAACTTTATGTGTTCTGTCGTCAAGATTTAAACGCTGTTCGCAGAGAAACATTGTTCATTCAACTATTGGAAAACCTACATCCAAGTGAAGCTAAGATGCTTCTTGCCTTGAAAGAACAGAAGTTGACTAAGTTGTATCCAAAGATTACACATAAACTTGTTTCTGAGAACTTCCCTACAGTTCCTGCTCCAGTTGCAAAGGAGAAGAAAGAAACAAAAAAAGAACAGGCTCCAGAGACTGGAGCGAAGTCCTAGTTGCAAGAAAACTTACCCTACTTGACAAAATTAAGAAAGTAGGGTATAATTATATTATGATGATTATGAGAAAGATTTGATATGCCAAATTGGTGCGATAATATTGTAACTTTGCGTCACTCAGACAAAACCAAAATCGATGCTCTTGAACAAGAGTTATTGAAAGAAGATCCCAGAGTATTTAATTTGCTGCGACCAATCCCAGCTGACCAAGAAGAAAATTGGTATGACTGGAATGTAAGTCATTGGGGAACTAAGTGGGATGCCACTGTTAATGATTGGGGTCGCGATGATGACAATGAAATTTGGATTTCGTTCGATTCAGCATGGTCTCCACCGACAGAGTTATATCAATTTTTGTTAGAGTTAGATTGGGATGTCACAGCATATTACCATGAGGGTTGTATGGGATATTGCGGTAAGTTTAGCTCAGACTTCGGTGACGAATACTACGAATATGACATTACAGATTTACAAAGTCTAGAAGAATTACCAGAAGATATTGAAAATTACGCTGGTCTTATCGACTATCATCACGAATTTATGGCAGATAATAATGAAACAGAAGTGGGTTGATGCATTTATGGATACAGCTGAGAGGTTTTCTCAGCTATCAAGTGCTAAGAGATTGAAGGTTGGTTCAGTTGTGGTTAAAGATAATCGTATTATCTCTATCGGCTACAATGGTATGCCAGCTGGTTGGACTAATGATTGTGAAGAAGTCGTTGAGGTTCATGAAGATGGTGGCGTCGTCACAAAAACTAAAGACGAAGTTATTCATGCTGAAGCAAATGCCATTATCAAGTTAGCACGTGATGGTGAATCTGGTAATGGTGCCAGTTTATTCTGCACTCATGCTCCATGTGTTCAGTGTGCCAAACTAATTTATGGTGCGGGTATAAACAAAGTCTATTATAGAAATTCTTATCGTGATGAGATCGGATTAAATTTTCTAAAGTCTTGCAATATCGATATTGAAAAAATCAATTAACGTCATTGAAAAATGTTATATTTAAAATCAGGGTTTGCACTGAGTTTTATGACTAAGTATAATGTAAACATTTATTAAAAGGAAATTAAAATGAAAACAGTTGGAGACAAATTAGAATCATTCGTGGTAACTGGTGTTCGTCCTGGACAACCAGAAGTTGCATTTTTTGACATCACAGAAAAATCTTTCGAAGGTAAGTGGAAAGTTATTGTCTACTACCCTAAGGATTTCACATTCGTATGCCCAACAGAGATTGTTGCGTATGATAAGTTGTTCCAAGATTTCGAAGATCGTGACGCAGTTTTATTGACTGGTTCTACAGACAATGAGTTCTGTAAAGTGGCATGGCAAAAAGCACATAGTGATCTACAGAAAATCAAACATATTCAGTTTGCTGACACTCAGCGTGACTGGGACAAGTCTTTGATTGAACAACTTGGTGTGTTCTATCAACCAGCAGGTGCAGCTTTGCGTGCAACATTTATCGTCGACCCAGAAAATGTTATTCAACATGTCACTGTTAACAACTTGAATGTTGGTCGTTCACCTGAAGAAACTTTACGTATTCTTGATGCACTTCAAACTGGTGAGTTGTGTGCATGTAATCGTACTGTTGGTGGGGAGACTCTATAATGCAGTGGATTGATCAGGTTAAAGAATCTCTACCTGACTACGCCAAAGACACTAAACTGAATCTAGATGCTGTGATGAAACGCAGTTCTCTAGATCCAGTTGTTGCAGAAGCATGTGCTTTGGCTGCTTTGGTGACGACAGGTAATGGTAAACTTTTAAATTTCTTTCTGGCAAATACAGATTTAAATATTAAAACTGATACTATTGACAACGTCAAAGAGCGTGATGCTGCTATGACAGCTGCAAGTATTATGGCTCAGAATAATGTTTGGTATCCATATGTTGAGATGGCAGATGACCCAGCTCTTGCTGGTTTACCTGCTCAACTGCGTATGAATGCTATCGCTAGTCATGGTGGAACTACCAAAGACAGATTTGAGGCATATTCTCTTGCTGCGAGTATCGTTGGTAAGTGCCACTTCTGTGTTAAGGCACATTATGATACACTAAAGAAAGAAGGCTATACTGTTGAGCAACTACGTGATATTGGTCGTATTGCTGCAGTAATGAACTCTTGTGCTAAAGTGTTGAATAGTTGATTCAGACAACACAATGAAATTTGTTTTAATTGATTATACTAATTTTGGTGTAGTATTTTTGCATGAGTCGCAGAATGGTAATAAACTAAAGTGGGATTTTAGTATATTACAGTCATGCATATTAGATACACACGCATATGGTGCTTCAAATAATCCAATTTTGACCAGTGAAAATATAAAGAGAAATTTCATATACGAAAAGCATGGTAGTTATGCTGTTGGAAATAATCATGAAATAAATGATACATTCAGATTTAAACAACAAAAAGCGTCTTTAATTTTTCCTGTCATATCAAAACTTACTCAAGCGTTAATCTCCCAATCATTTAAACATATACCAGAGTTTTATTTCCCTATCGATGATACATTGGCGTATCAATTAAATAAATGTATTCCAGAGAACAATGAATATAGTTCTGGTGTAATTAGATATGCTCAGGTTGTTGGTATGTCAAATGAAGAAGCGTATAAAGAATTAACCCTCGAGGTCGATACTATACATGCGTTGAAGATGCGTGCTTATGCAACAGCCAAGAAGTATGAGAATCTTATACGTGAAGTGTCTACTAAAGAAAGAGCTGACGAACTTATTGAAGAAATAGAACAAAAGTTAATTCGCGAATGTCACATTTAATATATTATACTCCAGGTGTCTTTGATATGTTATCACATAAAAAAGACGTAAGAATTTGGTTGGGTTTATTTAAATTATTCCAATCAACAATCAGCTTCATCGACAGAACTGATACGATTCAGGTTCCTGTCAAAACTACAACTCTTCAAGAAAACCTATTACCAGTTAATGATAATTTTAATTTATCATTTAGAGATTGCGCACTGAAAACAGCTGAGAAGATTTATTCCAAACATAAAGAGTTCGGTGTTCCTATCAAAATGCATTGGAGTGGTGGTATTGACAGTTCCGCTGCATTGACAGCATTCATAGAACTTCTTGGTGTTGCTGAAGCTAAACGCTGTGTAAACATAGTTATGTCTTCGAATGGAATCTATGAGAATCCATATATGTGGAAGATTATACGTAAAGAGAGATTTGAGTTGATAAACTCGCTATCCTTCGAAGACACTTACGCGAACGATTATATTGCTGTGAATGGAGAAGGTGGCGATCAAGTTCACGGAACTGATGTTTATAGACCACTGATACGCAAGTATGGTTCTGATATTATCGGAAGACTTTGGACCGAAGATCTGATTAAAGAATACGTAAGAGAACGCAGTGGATTGATAGATTCAGAAGCTGATATTCTATCTTATGTTATGATCGATCAGGTTAAAAAATCAAACTTAGATATTAAGACTGTCGGGGATTTTTTCTGGTGGTTAAATTTTACATGTAAGTGGAGTTCTACATTTTATAGACTGATAACTAAGAGCTTTACTTCTGTTGATAGAACAACAATCAATAATCACTTCTTTCCATTTTATTCCAGTGAAGAGTTTCAATTGTGGAGTATGCATATGAGACACGAAAAACACAAAGGTGATTGGAATACATATAAATGGAAAGCCAAGGAATATGTCTGTAGTTTAGTTGGAGAAGAATACTCTCTTAAGCATAGACAAGGAAGTTTAACTGTTGTTATGAGTCATGTTCCGAGAAACGAAGCGTTAGATTCTAATTTTAACCTTATAAATAAAACGGATGTTGAGTATTGGTATAATCCTAATAACAGTTTTGGAGTATAAATGAAAAAGTGGGTTGATTATCAACTGAAGAATCAGGTTAGAAATTGGGACTGGGATAAAAGAGTCTATAAATTAGACAACATATCTGATGTTCTTGGTTCACATTTTGATGCAGTAGTTTCTGGGATAGAAGATGGTTCAATCCCAACTAAGTTTGAGAACGTGTTCTTCAATAAAGATTACATCGCAAGAACTGCAGCTAGCACCAATGGTGATGTTAGCGAGAATGATTTTAGAACATGGTTGCTTGAATATGCGGATTTAATGTCTGGGAATGGTCACAGCTACACTACTAACTTCGGTGAACACACTGAAGAAATCAATAAAAAGTTTGCTGAGTTTTATAAATTAAAACCAGAAACTGTTTCTACTAGAATTCAAATTGAAAAACCAGGACAATACTTTGTTGTTCATATGGATCGTCAGCGTTATCAAAAGTGGACTCTAGACGAAGAAGTTGTTTATGAGAAAGTTCGCGATCAACATGCTCATGACATTTTCATTACGTTTTTAACTGATCAACAACTTGGTCAGAATTTTAGCTTCGGCACAACTTCTATAAATTGGAAGAAGGGTGATACTTTCACATGGGAGCACCAAAGTATTCCGCATTATACTTCCAATGTTGGTTATCATACTAATTATATCCTCGTCGTAACTGGCGAGAAACTTGATAGGAAATAAAACATGTTAGACCTTAGTTCTATTACAGGATTAATGGCAGTATACTTTATACTGTGTAGTGGTTTCATTTGGTTATTCAGTGGAACATTGGATAAAACCAAAGAGTCATTCTTAATGGCCAATCGTAAGTTCGAAACAATCAGAGGTGCGTTTAGTATTTCTGCAGCATGGACATGGGCAACTGCTCTGTTCTTGGCACCACAATTAAGTTATCAATTTGGATTCACAGGATTCTTTTGGATTCTAGTGATGAACACATTGACACTATTCTTGTTCGGATTTGCTGCGCATAAGATTCGTGAGATGTATCCAACTGGGTTTACGTTCTCTGAGCACATCAAACTACACTACGGTAGCGTTGCTCACAACACATACAACTTAGCGTTTATTCTTATCGCCATCGTTGCTTTAAGTTTGAACATTTATGCTGGTAGTAAGTTGATTCAAACTCTAAGTG